TTGAAAGACAATTAAAAGAGTTAAGAGATAGAGAAGCTAATAATCAGGCTCAGACTGTTCAACAAGAATTAACAGCTTTTGCACAATCTGAAAATGAAGATGGCTCTTTAAAATATCCTTATTTTGAGAGAGTTAGACAGAATATGGCTCTATTGTTTCAAGCAGATCAAAATGGCACACTGACCTTAGAAAAGGCATATAATAAAGCGGTGTTACTTGATGATGAATTGGCAGCAGAGCAGCAACAAAAATTACTTTTAGAGCAGAAGCTTAAACAAAAAGAAGCTCTTGCTAAAGTAAAAAATAATAAAAAATATTCTCCTAATTCAACCAATAGTAAAAGGAATTTATCTGCTAAAGAAAAAAACGCTGAAGCGATTGCTAAACTCTTCGAATAGTTTTAAACATCTATTTTAATAATAATTTTAATAGATTTAAACAATGGCAAATCCTAATATTTCGCAGTTATTGACAACAACACTCAATAACTACAAAAAAGATGTTACTGACAACATCTTAAACTTTCACCCTTTATTGGTAAAATTAAACGATGCAGGAAATGTAGTTCGTGAGTCTGGTGGTGTAAACTTCAGAGAGAACTTAACTTACGCTTCTAATAGCACAGTTCAATTTCAGGGCGAATATGACAAATTCGACACTACTCCGCAAGATGTAATTACCGCTGCTGATTTTGAGCAAAAAATTATTTCTGGTACTATTACTATGACTGGAAAAGAAATGAAGCAAAACGCAGGAAAAGAAAGAATTGTGAATTTAATGGAAGAAAAAGTTAAAAACTTAGAAAATTCATTAAAAAATACTATTGGTACTGCAATTTATTCTGATGGTACTGGTACAGGTGGTCAAGAAATTGGCGGTTTACAATTATTAGTTGCTGACGATCCGACAACTGGTACAGTAGGTGGAATTGACAGATCAACTACTGATGGTGCTTTCTTTAGAAACAAACTTTATGATTTTTCTGTTGAGTCTGTACCTAAATCAGCTACAACTATTCAGTCTGCTATGAACTCGCTTTATAGAAGATGCCAAGCACAAGCTGGCGAACAACCTGATTTAATTACTGCTGATGATGTTAACTTTGGCTTCTTTGAAGACTCTTTACAAACTATCCAAAGAATTTCTGATAGTAGATTGGGTAAATTAGGTTTCGATGTATTAAAATACAAAGGAGCAGAGGTTTATTACGATCCAGAATGCCCAGCTAATCATATGTATTTCTTAAATACTAAGTATCTTAAATTAAAGCATTTAGGCGACTTCTTAGAAAGAGGAGAAGTAACTAGACCAGTTAACCAAGATGTCTATGTATTACCAATTACAGGTTTGATGAACCTTACTATTAATAATGCAAGAGTACACGGTGTAATGATCGACTAATTAACAAGGGAGGGTAAAACCTCCCGCAATTTATTATAAATATGTCAAATTTTAAAAATATAGAAAACACAATCTACAATCAAAAGATTGATGAAAATTCTTCAACTAAAAATGTACCTTTAGGTACTATTATTCAAGCAATAGACAAAGGTTCTACTGATTATGGAGTTGGTGAGTTTATTTATCTAAAAGGCGTTGCTTCAACTGTTATCGGTTCAGCAGTTGTTTATAATGCTGATGACTTTTCAACAACTTTAGCATCCGCTAATGCTATTGGTCCAGTAGCTTTTGCAATGGCTGCAACTGTTGCTGGTGAATATGGTTGGTATCAAATTGGCGGTAAAGCTGTTGGCAAGGTTGCCGCATCTTTTGCTGACAATGCCGACTGTTATTTAACATCAACAGCAGGCACAATTGATGATGCTGATGTTGCTGGTGACTATATTAGAAGATGTAAAGGTGCATCTGCTATTGATACCCCTTCAACTGGTTTAGCTGAATTAGAAATCGCTAGACCTGAAGTTGCTGACGGTAAAGATAACTAATTAACTGCTAGGGGGTAACTCCCCTAGTGCAATTATATATAATATGACTAAACAAGATTTTAAGAAAGGCGAAATTGTAACTTTAGATAAAGTAAGACATATCAAAGAGAATGATTTTAATGTAGCGTTTTTTGAAAAAGAAATAGAAACTAAAAGTAATGGCACAATAGTAAAAGAATATATTTCTGTTTACGGATCTAATGATAAATATACTAAATTAATCAGACCATCTGGCGAGCAAAAATTTGTTAATAAGATGGGAGATAGTTTTTATGTACATGATAAAGAAAGATTTCCAAATGCTTATGAAGTTTTTAAAAATCTAAAACAGTCTTTAAATAAAAAATAATGACACTATTAAGCATCGCTCAAGAGATATTACAGCAAACAAAATCGGCAACAATACCAACTACAATTATTGGTAATAATCAACCTGCTGCAATTCAAATCTTGGAGGTGCTTAAAAGATCAATCGTAAATCTTTCAAGGTCTTACGATTGGCAAGAATTGACAAAAGAATATAGTTTTAACGCGGTTGCATCTCAGAATAATTATTCACTACCTACTGATTTTGATAGGATAATTAACAATTCTTTCTGGAATACAACTGATAAGGAGGAAATGATTGGCTCTATATCCCCTGAAGATTGGAGGGAGCTTGTAAATAGTACTGTTGGCTCTGGTGCTATTAACGAATATTACAGATTTAGAGGTGATGAAATATTAATATTTCCTACACCAACAAGTACAGATGGCTATGTATTTGAGTATATAAGCAAAAATATTGTTAAAAGTAGCGGTGGAACTAGTCAAACTGGCTGGCTTGCTGATACTGATATTCCTGTAATAGATGAATTTATATTAAAATTAGATGCAACATGGAACTTGTTAAAAGTACAGGGTAGACCTTATGCAGAAGATCAGAGGCAAGCAAATTTAGCCCTAGCTGAAAGAATGGGAATAAATGCTGGTAGGCATACCATAAGACATTCAGTTACAAGGCTTAGAAATGGTAAAATTGGTTATCCTGAAATTATAAATAAATCATAATGGTATTAGAGTTATTAAGACAATATCCAGGACTACAACAAGAAAGAGTGGGGCAAGCATTAAGAACTAATGTTTCCGCTCCAACTGGCGGTCTTAATACTCGCGACTCATTATCTCAAATGGAAGCAACTGATGCACCAGAAATGAGAAACTGGTTTCCATCTCAAGGCAAAGTAGTAACAAGAAAAGGTTATTCAGTATATGTAACAGGCTTAAATGGTGATGTTGAGACTTTAGCAGAATTAAGAGATGGCTCAACCAAAAAATTTATTTGTGCAAATTCAGATGAGATAAACGATGTTACAAATCCTGCCTCAATATCTAATTTAGGATCAGGTTTTACAAATGCTAGATGGCAGACGGTTAATATGAATGGCAACCTATTATTATTTAATGGAGCAGACACACCACAAGTTTACGACGGATCGACATTAAGCAATTCAACTATACACGGCTCAGGATTAACAGCGTCAGAATTAGACGGTTGTAATGTGCATAAAAATAGACTTTATGTCTGGTCAACTGATGATTCTTGTTTTTATTACGGTTCTACAAATGCTATTCAAGGTTCATTTCATAAGTTTGATCTTGCTGGCATAGCTCCTTATGGAGGGAATTTAATTGCAATGGCGACTTGGAACCATGATGGCGGTGACGGTGTTGATGATTATGCCCTTTTCATAATGTCCAGTGGTACTGCCTTATTGTATGATGGCTCTAATCCTGCTAGTGCCAATGATTGGAATTTAATTGGTATATATAAAATAGGTGAGCCATTAAGCGTAAGATCAGTTGCAAAAGTAGGTGGAGATGTCGCAATAATGACAAGACCTGATTTTGTTTTCTTTTCAGAAGTATTTAAGAATGGTGGTGCAGTAACTTCCCAAACAAAGTTATCTGGTGCTGCTTTAGATTCAGCCAATGCTTATTTTTCAAATTATGGTTGGGAGGTTGTTTTATATCCAAAAGCTTCAATCGGTGGTTGGTTGTTTTTTAATGTGCCAGTAGCAACTAATACGACTTATATCCAATATGGCTTAAATACAATTACAGGAGCAGGGTTCGAGTTTTCAAATATGAATGCCAGAACTTGGGGATTATATGATAACAACTTGTATTTTGGGGAGAATGGCTCTATAATGAAAGCAGATGATGGCTTAAATGACAATGGAAGTAATATTCCTTGTACAGTACAGGCGGCCTATTCTGATTTAGGTTCTCCACAAGAAAAAGTCGTAAATGAATTTAGAAATGTAATTAATGTTGATGGTAATGTTGTTTTAAATGCAACAGTCAGTTTTGATTATGGTTCTAGGGCAGTTACTCAAGATGTTAGCAGTGTTTCATCTGGTACTCCTTGGGGTTCGCCTTGGGGTTCGCCTTGGTCACCAGTAAGTGCAATTAGAAATGAACTAGTTGTAACTTCTGGCGAGGGTGTGGCTTTGGGAATGAAAATATTTGTTGCCTTAAATGGTCAACAGCTTAGTTGGTATAGAACCGATTATAGCGTAACAGTTAATAATATTTTATAATGGGTATAGGATCAAGTTTTAAGAAAGCAATTAGAAAAACTTTAGGAAGTCAACTAGGGGGAGCTTTAGGTATAGACTCGAGTTACACAAGAGACAGAATGGCTAGTATAGGGAGGGCTGGAGCCAATCCTGAACAAATAACGACAGCAAATTTATTTTCTAAACTATCGCCAGAACAACAAAAAGACTTATTATTAAATAATCCTAATATTATTAGTCCAGGTGGTCGCCAAATATACGACCCCCTAACAAACACAGTAAGAATAGAAGAGTCAGAATTTCAATCAGGACAAAGAGGGAGGCAAGAGGCATTGGCCAGAAGTCTATCAGAACAATTACAAGGAATAGAGCTTCCAGATACAGACCCAACAGCAAGATTTGAACAAGGTAGACAATTACTAGAGCCAGCTTTTACAGAACAAAGAGAGCAATTAGAACAATCTTTAGCAGATAGAGGTATTCCAGCAGGGAGTGAGGCTTATGCAAGAGAGTTAGACAGGTTGCAACAATCACAAGGTAGGCAATTACAACAATTATCTTTTGAATCGGTGCAAACAGCAGAAGCCCAAAGATCAGCAAGATTTAATGAATTAGCATCTTTACTTGGTCAGGCTCAGGTAGGTGGAGTAGGTTTTGGACAATTCCAACCTCAATTTAGTGGTTTAGATTTATTCGGTGCTGAACAGGGGCAATTAAATAGAGCTTTTCAAGGGGAGCAAGCTAGAAAACAAAGAAGTGCAACACAAAGAGCTGCTTTAATTGGGGGTTTAGGTAGTCTTGGTAGCGCTGCAATAGGCGGATTTTTTTAAATAGTTATGGCAACAAATAGAGAATTACTACAAAAAGAATTACAAAAAGCAGGTCAAATAAGACAGGCCGCTATAAGTGGAGAAGGTTTTGATCCTCGAGGCGGTTATGGAGTATTAGCTGCACAATTAGGAACTGCCGCAATAGGTGCTTTTGCTGAAAAGAAAGCAAGGGATAAATTAATGGCAGAAAATGAAAGAAGAAAGCAAAAGATGGGGTTATTACTAGAACAGAAGGGGATTTCATCTGAATTTGCTGATCTACTATCGCCAACAAGTCAAGATGCTATGGTGCAACAAATTATTAAATCTGAATTAACTCCACCTACTGCACCAAAATATGATATAAGAGAGAGTGAGGGGGGTTTTGTAAGGATTGATCCACAAACTGGAACAGCAGAACCAATAAAAACTACACAAGGCGAGCAATTAAGAGGTAAGGCAAAGAAGGTTAAAACTGAAGAATTAGAATTATCAGAAGGGCAAAAAGCAACTGACAAAGCTTTTGCAGAAGAATATGTAGAATTTAAGACAAAAGGAGGGTATGCAGATAGTCAAAAACAAATATCACAATTAAAAGAAGTAAGAGACGAACTCTTAAAGATTGCATCTGGAGAAAGTAAGAAAAATTTATCGGGTCCTGGATTCGGTTTTATACCAGATACAATAACAGCATTTACAAACCCAGAAGCATTATCTACCAAACAAAGGGTTGAGGAAGTTGTTCAAAGAAATTTAAGATTAATTCTTGGTGCTCAATTCACAGAAAAAGAGGGCGAAAGATTGATAGCTAGAGCTTATGATGAAAGATTAAGCGAAGCAGAGAATGCTAAAAGACTAAACGCTTTAATTGACCAGATGGAAAAGGCAGCAAGATCAAAAGAAAGTGCGTCAAAATACTTTGAAAAACAAGGAACTTTAAGAGGTTGGAAAGGCAAAGAGTATACTTTATCTGATATAGAACAGAGCTTCAATAAAAAATTTGGTATAAAAGAAGAAAAGAAAGCTAGTAATACATTAAAAAGTAACGAACAATCAACAACAGGAATTAAATTTTTAGGATTTGAATAATGCCAATAGCAAAAATACAATTACCAGACGGAAGAATAGCAAGGTTTGAAGTGCCAGAGGGTACTACACAAGATCAAGTCATGCAATTTGCTTCACAACAACAATTTGATAAACCTCAAGACCCATCCTTTTTATCAAAAGTTGGAACTGCAACAGTAGAGGGTTTGGCAGGATTTACGGAAGGATTAGGTCGTGCGGCAGTAG